GAGATCGAAGAACTGACCGAGGAAGAGGCGGTCAGCGAGCAGGAGCGGTTGAAGCGGAAATGGTCGACCGTCGAAGCGCTGGTCGGGGCCGAAAAGCGGCTGCGCATGGTTGCCGAGGACCTCGTCGCCCATTTCGAGGCGCGCGTGCAGGCGATGGACGGCAAGGCCATGGTGGTCTGCATGAGCCGCCGCATCTGCGTCGACCTCTACAACCAGATCGTCGCCCTGCGGCCCGACTGGCATTCCGACGACGACAATGCCGGGCTGGTGAAGATCGTGATGACCGGATCAGCCTCGGACCCGGAAGCCTGGCAGCCCCACATCGGGGGAAAGGCGCGCCGCGATCTGCTGGCCAAGCGGGCAAAGGATCCGAAGGATGCGCTGAAGCTGGTGATCGTGCGGGACATGTGGCTCACCGGCTTCGACAGCCCATCGATGCATACGATGTACATCGACAAGCCGATGCGCGGCCACGGGCTGATGCAGGCGATTGCCCGCGTCAACCGCGTGTTCCGCGACAAGCCTGCAGGGTTGATCGTCGATTACATCGGCATCGCCCAAAACCTGAAGTCCGCGCTGGGCCAGTATTCCAAGGCGGACCAGGAACAGGCGGGGATCGACGAAGCCGAGGCCGTCGCCGCACTGCTTGAGCGGCTTGATGTCGTGCGCTCCATGTTCCACGGGTTCGACTACTCGGCCAGATTGACCGGCACCCCGCACCAGCGCCTCATCGCCCTGGCGGAGGCGTTGAACTGGATCCTCGCCAGTCAGGACGAAGCTGCCCAGCGCGAAACCGACAAGGAGGCGAAGAAGGCTGCGTACCGCCGATATCCGGATGCGGTGCTGGCGCTCTCCAAGGCCTTCGCTCTTTGTTCCGCCAGCGATACTGCCCGCGATGTTCGCGACGAGGTGGGCTTCTTCCAGACCGTGCGAGCAGCGATGGTCAAGGCGGCCGACAGTTCCGGTACGTCGGCAGCCGACCGCGACCTCGCAATCCGCCAGATCGTCAATGCTGCCGTCGCCTCGACCGAGATCGTCGACATTCTGTCGGCGGCAGGTCTGTCATCGCCGGACATTTCCATCCTGTCGGATGAGTTCCTTGCCGAAGTCGGCCAGATGGAGAAGAAGAACCTCGCCCTGGAGGCCCTGAGGAAACTGCTGAACGACGAAATCCGATCGCGCAGCAGGAGCAACGTGATCGAGACCCGGAAGTTCTCGGAGCGGCTCGAAGAGGCCATAGCGCGCTACCATACCAATGCCATCAGCACGGTCGAGGTTCTTCAGGAACTGATTGCGCTGGCCAAGGACGTTCGCGACGCACGAAGCCGCGGCGAAGAGACAGGGCTGACACCAGAAGAGGTCGCATTTTACGATGCGCTGGCCGATAATCAGAGTGCGGTTGACGTGCTCGGCAACGACCAGCTGAAGATCATCGCCCATGAACTGCTGAAGGGACTCAAGGCCAACGTCAGCATCGACTGGGCGCACCGCGACAGCGCCCGGGCGCGTCTGAGGGTTCTCGTCAAGCGCATCCTTCGGAAGTACGGCTATCCCCCGGACCTTGAGGAAGCGGCAGTGCGGGGCGTTCTGGCACAGGCAGAAGCGATGCTTTCGGAGATGGCACTGTGATGTGTGACTGGTCACAAGGTCTCAGTCAGTCGGGCTGATGATGCGGGCCGAATAAAAAGCATATCTTGAGGAGTTGAAGCGCTGTGCAGTTCGTTTCGCATTCATCCCTTTCACCCGCTCTTCTCGCCGTTGCCGCATTGGCAGGGCCCGCAACGGCAGAGACCTACCAGTTGATCTGCGAAAACCCTCGCCGTGAATACCAAGTGCGTTTCAGCGACGGCGATACAAACATCCAACTGGACGTACCTGAGGGAACCACGCTCTACCGCGTCCTCGCGGTGGAGGAAACGGAGGCGAGGCATGTGGTGGTGGCACTAACAATGAATGATGGACCCACTGTCAGGCTTTCGCTGCGACCCTACCTGCGGATGGAATACTGGAGTGGAAACGAGCTATTTCAAACTGATGCGTGCCGAACCCCATAACAGGGTCGCACCAACAGGGGCCCCTCCTCTGGTTCCTCCCCGACCCTGAACGTATGCGGGGGGGCGCAGCGCGGCGGTTCGCTAGCGTGAGGCAGTTTCACCGGGGAAGCCAGGCGGAAGCCACCTTGCGACCCGGAGCCGGAATTCGTGAGTCAGATCAGCGGCTTGCGGAATCACGATCTGGCCGAGGTGGATTCCCGGCGGGAATCCAGGGAAGCCACCTTCGGGGAAGCCACCTTCGGGGAAGCCAGGTGGCCGGAAGCCACCACGGGAAGCCAATTCATTAGAAGCTGTTGAAACCGCTTCACTTTTCGGGTTGACAGATCTGCCCCCATTGACCTATCCCTTGATCATCGAAGAACTGCGCCCGGAGGAACCACCTCGCGGGCGCTTTTCATTTTCCTCCCCCTCATCCTGAGCCCCATCCCATGGACCTCGTCTTCGCGCCGAGCCAGGTAGAGTCCTGGCCAATTGCCCGGCTGCGCCCCTATGCCCGCAATGCCAAGATGCATGGCGACGACCAGGTGGCCAAGATCGCCGCCAGCATGGCCAAGTTCGGCTGGACCGTGCCCTGCATGGTGGCCGACGACGGCGAGTTGATCGCGGGACATGGACGGGTGCTGGCCGCGACCATGCTCGGGCTGACCGAGGTGCCGGTGATCCGGCTCAGCCATCTCGACGAGGCCGAGCGCCGCGCCTACCGGATCGCAGACAACAAGCTGACGGAACTGGGCGAATGGGACGAGGCCCTGCTGCGCGACGAGATCGCGGGGCTGTTGGCGGAGGATTTCGACCTGACGCTCTTGGGCATCAGCGACGATGATCTCGACGCGCTGCTGCGCGACCCGGAGGCGCTGGGCGGCGATGGTCCGGTCGAGGGCGAGGACGACGTGCCGGAACTGCCGGTTACGCCTGTGTCGGTGCCGGGCGACATCTGGCAACTCGGGCCGCACCGGCTGATCTGTGGCGACAGCACGGCGGCCGATGTTGTCGGACGGCTGCTCGGGGATCTGCGCCCCCTGCTGATGGTGACCGACCCGCCCTATGGCGTGGAGTATGACCCCTCCTGGCGCAATCAGGCGGGCGCGGCGAGGACCAAGCGCACCGGCAAGGTGCTGAACGACAACCGCGCCGACTGGCGCGAGGCGTGGGCGCTGTTTCCCGGCGACGTCGCCTATGTCTGGCACGGCGCGCTGCATGCCGCGACGGTGGCCGAGAGCCTGGTGGCCGCGGGTTTCGCCATCCGGTCGCAGATCATCTGGGCCAAGGACCGGCTGGTCCTCAGCCGCGGCGATTACCACTGGCAGCACGAACCCTGCTGGTATGCTGTACGCGCCAAGGGCAAAGGCCATTGGGCGGGCGACCACAAGCAGACGACGCTGTGGCAGATCGCCAACCGGGATCAGGATGCCGACACCGTACACGGCACGCAAAAGCCGGTCGAATGCATGCGGCGGCCGATCCTCAACAACTCGAGCCCCGGCCAGGCGGTCTATGAACCCTTCATGGGATCCGGCACCACCCTGATCGCGGCCGAGACGACGGGCCGGGTCTGCTTCGGGATCGAGTTGAACCCCGCCTATGTCGATGTCGCCATCGAGCGCTGGCAGTCCTTCACCGGCCAAGAGGCGCTGCTGGCGGAAACCGGCGAGACCTTCGCCGCCCTCAAGGCGAAGCGGCTCGCGGCATGAACGTGCCCCTCCTGCCCGGCCGGATCGAGCATTGGCCCCTGGCCCGTCTCCGCCCCTATGCCCGCAATGCGAAAACCCACGATGCCGACCAGGTCACGAAGATCGCCGCCAGCATGGCCGAATTCGGCTGGACCGTTCCCTGCCTCGTCGCCGCGGATGGCGAGCTGATCGCTGGCCATGGCCGCGTCCTCGCCGCAGCCCAGCTGGGGTTGGCAGAGGCCCCGGTGATCGTGCTCGGCCATCTGACCGAGGCGCAGCGCCGGGCCTATCGGATCGCCGACAACAAGCTGACCGAACTGGGCGGGTGGGACGAGGCGCTGCTGCTCGAGGAACTGCGGGGCCTGATGGCCGAGGACTTCGACCTCGGGCTGATCGCGATCCCCGAGGATGAACTGGACGCGCTGCTGAACGATACCGATGACCGCGCGCCCATCGACGATGACGCGGCCGACACCATCCCCGAGGCCCCGGCCGAGCCGATCACCCGCCCCGGCGACATCTGGGCGCTGGGCGATCACCGGCTGATCTGCGGCGACGCGACCGATCCGACCGTGGTGGCCCGGCTGATGGACGGGGCACAGGCGTCGCTCATGTTCACCTCGCCACCCTATGCCCAGCAGCGCGACTATGGCGCGGCGAAGGAGAAGGTCGGTGATTGGGATGCGCTGATGCAAGGCGTCTTTGCCGCGGCTCCCGTCACGGCCGATGCCCAGCTGCTGGTCAACCTCGGCCTCGTCCATCGCGATGGCGAGTGGATCCCCTATTGGGAAGGCTGGCTCGACTGGATGCGCGCGCAGGGCTGGCGGCGCTTCGGCTGGTATGTCTGGGACCAGGGGCCCGGCCTGCCTGGCGACTGGAACGGCCGCCTCGCCCCGTCCCACGAGTTCATCTTCCACTTCAACCGCCAGCCCCGGAAGCCAAACAAGACGGTCGAGAGCAAGCACGCGGGCGAAACCCTCGGCGGCGGGGGCTTGCGCGGGGCCGACGGCACGGTCCATCGCAAGACCGGCTTCGGCAACGCCATCCAGAGCCACCGCATCCCGGATTCTGTGTTCCGCATCATGCGGCACAAGGGCGGTCTGGGCGCGGCCGGATCGCACCCGGCCGTGTTCCCCGTCGCGCTGGTCGAGGCGGTGCTGGAAGCCTTCACCGATCCCGGCGACCTGGTGTTCGAGCCCTTCTGCGGATCGGGGACCCAGCTGATCGCGGCCGAACGCACCGGGCGGCGCTGCTGTGCAGTGGAACTGGACCCGGTCTATTGCGACGTCGCCGTGCGGAGGTGGGAGATGGCGACGAGGCGGAAGGCCAGCCGCGATTGACCAGTTGGCCCGAACTTGCGAATGTTCGCCCAGAAGGTGAATAGGAAATCGGCCTACCGCCTTCGGTACTTGATTGGTCGAATTTCGCCGGAGCAGTTGATGCGTAGCCCTTCCCTTTCGTCCCCCGGCAAAGCCGACCAACTCATTGATATCTTTGAACGCGAGGTGGAGGTCGAATACCGGGGCGAGCGGTATCGGGTTCGAGACAATGGTTGTGCGCATCGTCTGCCCCAGAAACGGCAGAAGACCAGACCGCTTGATGACCAATGGACCTTTGGGCGGCAGGGGTTGTCGACTGGCTACATGTATCTGAGCGGCGTGCCCGTCCATCGGATCGTCTGCTGGGCTTTTCACGGCGAGCCGCCCACCGACCGTCATGTCGTTGATCACATCGACACTAACAGGGCAAACAATCGACCGGAAAACCTGCGGTGGGTCACGCGGCTGGAAAACGTCCTGCTCAACGAAATCTCTGCTCGGCGCATCGAACTGGTCTACGGCTCGATTGAAGCCTTCTTCGCTGCCCCCAACCGGGTCCAGACCGATAAGGTGTTTCCCGACATATCCTGGATGCGCACCTTGTCGAAGGACGAGGCGGCAGCCGCAAAAGCACGTTTGCAGGAATGGGCAAAGAGCGGTTCTGTCCCAAGCGGTGGCGCGCTGGGCGAGTGGCTTTATGGGACAAGAGAGCGGGCAAGCTATGAACCACCGCCGGAAGAATATGAGTCGCTGACGCCGTCTGTTGTGCAGGTCAAATGGAAGGTGCCGACAGAATTCCCTCTTTGCCCGGAGGCGGTGACAGAGGATGCGCTCGAACGCTACGGTGAAAACCTGAAGTTTGGCCGTGTTTTCGCACGAAACCATCTCTACCAGAGTTTGGTCGTGCAACATGGCATGACCGAGGACAGCCTCGTGGTCCTTACGCACGATCCTAGCGACAATGCGATCAAGGACTGGGCGGTCGCGCATGTCGGTGTCCGCGGCGAATTCTTCTACCACCGCAGCGAACACCAGTATTTTACCCTGCAGGGGGCCCTCAAGACTTTCTGTGAACTGACCGGCGACAGCTACGACGACTGCATGGACGACTACTGCTGATCGATCAGCTACCGTCGGGGAGCCGGTACACCGTCCCCCTGCCCTCGACCTTCTCTGCACCGATGGGCAGACCCAGCTTTTTCTTCAGGGCACCAGAGATCGAGCCCCTGACCGTGTGCGCCAACCATCCGGTGGCCTCGACCATCTCGTTGACCGTCGCTCCCTCGGGGCGCTGGAGCATGGCGATGATCTGCGCCTGCTTGGTGCCAGCGCGGATGGCGACGGGTTTCACGGTGGCGGTGTCGTCGGGCATCTGCATCGGTTCCGGCTTCGGCTTCGCCTTCCGCGCGCTGGCGACGGCGCTGGCCGCCAGAGGATCGATCCCGATGGCTTCCAGCCCGGCCTCGGTGGCGATCAGCGTGGTGCCGTGACCGTCGCCGGTCTCGCGCCACATCGGCTCGCCGCGGCGAAGGTTGGCCTCGACCTCCTCGAGCCAGCCGCGGGCGATCATCTTGCCGACCACCATCTTGGCGGCGGCGCCGACCAGCCCCTCGGGCAGCGGCAGGGCGAGGTTGCCCGGCCGGTTCGCGGCCCGGGACAGGATCAGGGATTGGGTGTCAGACGGGGTGGTCATCGGGGCCTCCGGGCGCTTGGGCGCGCGCAGTGCGCGCCTTCTACGGAGGCAAGCCCCGTCGTCGGACGGGGCGGCCGTTGCGCCGTGTGGGCGCGTCAGGCGGCGTGTTCGCCTTCCTTGAAGGCGCTGTCGGTGATCTGGCGCAGCAGGCCTGCGTAGTGCTTCAGTGTCCCGACGTGGCCCCAATGGATGTCGTCGGGATGGGTCTCGAAGTGGTCGTCGCTGAGGGCCTTCAGGCGCTCCAGCATGGTGTCGATCTCGACCTTGGCGGCGATGAAGGCGTCGAGGGCTTTGGAATTGTCGGTGGCGCGGCGGGTGGTCATGGCGGGGTTCCTCAAGTGAGTTGCATCGTTTCCTTGCGATGAGATTCGCTCTGCCGCGCCCTCCAATCAACTGAATACCAAGCGATATCATCAGCTTGATCGGATTATCCGCGCCATGAAAGGCATGAGCGAGCGCGAGTATGCGGCGCATTCCGGCCTGTCGCGCGGCGGGGTGCAGAAGGCGCGCAAGAACGGGCGGCTGGTGGTCCATGACGACGGGTCGATCAACGCCGCAGCCTCGGATGTGCGGCGGGCCGAGATGACGGACCCTGACCAGCAGCGCCGGTCCCTGGGTGGGGATGGGCTGGCAAGCGCCCCGGGCGACACGACCTCTTACCTCAAGGCCCGCACCGCGCTCACGGTCTACCAGGCGCAGGAACGCCAGCTTGCGATCCAGAAGAAGAAGGGCGCGCTCGTCGATCGGGCGCGCGCCGAGACGCTGGTGTTCCGACTGGCACGCGAGGCGCGGGATCACTGGGTGACCTGGCCCGGGCGGGTGGCGGCGCTGATGGCGGCCGAAATCATGGCGGAGGTGGAACGGGAGACCGGGGCATCGGTGACGATCGGCACCGCGGTGCTGCAGAGGGTGCTGGAAGCCCATGTCCGCCAACAGCTCGACGCCCTCGCCGACCTCCGGGTTTCCCTCGGATGACGATGATCTGACCGACAATGACCTGACCGAGGGTCTCGACCTCGGGTTTGACGGGGCCGAGGACCTGCTCAGGGTCTGGCGTCAGGGCCTGCGCCCCGATCCGAACCTGACGGTTTCGGAATGGGCAGATCAGCATCGCTGGCTGTCGTCGCGCGGCGCAGCCGAGCCGGGGCGTTATCGCACCGACCGCACACCCTACCTGCGCGAGATCATGGATGCGCTCTCGCCCGGCCATCCGGCGCAGCGGATCTCCTTCATGAAGGCCGCACAGGTCGGCGCAACCGAGGCCGGGAACAACTGGATCGGCTTCGTGATCCATCACGCGCCGGGCCCGATGCTGGCGGTGCTGCCGACGGTCGAGATGGCGAAGCGCTCCTCGCGCGGCCGGATCGACCCGCTGATCGCGGATAGCCCGGCTCTGCGCGAACGGGTCAGTCCGGCCCGCTCGCGCGACGCCGGCAATTCGATGCTGTCGAAGGAATTTCCCGGCGGCATCCTGGTCCTGACCGGCGCGAATTCCGCCACCGGTCTGCGCTCGATGCCCGCGCGTTATGTCTTCCTCGACGAGGTCGACGCCTATCCGGCCTCGGCCGACGAGGAGGGCGACCCGGTCACGCTGGCCGAGGCCCGCACCACCACCTTCTCGCACCGGCGCAAGGTGTTCATGGTCTCGACCCCGACGATCCGGGGGCTGAGCCGGATCGAGCGGGAGTTCGAGGCTTCCGACCAGCGGCGCTATTTCGTGCCCTGCCCGCATTGCGGAACCATGCAGTGGCTGCAGTTCGACCGGCTGCGCTGGGCAAAGCGGAAGCCCGAGACGGCGGCCTATGCTTGCGAGGGGTGCGAGCGGCCGATCGCCGAACATCACAAGACCGGGATGCTGGCCAAAGGTGAATGGCGGGCCACGGCAGTGTCCGCCGATCCACAGTCGATCGGTTTCCACCTCTCGGCCCTCTATTCGCCACTGGGCTGGAAAAGCTGGGGCGAGATCGCCCGCGAATGGCTGGCGGCGCAGGGCTCGGAAGAGATGCTGCGCGCCGCGCGCAACACGCTGCTCGGGGAAACGTGGGTCGAAAGCGGCGACGCGCCGGAATGGCAGCGGCTGGCGGATCGGCGCGAAGCCTGGAAGCCCGGCACCGTGCCAGCGGGCGGGCTGTTCCTGACGGCCGGGGCCGATGTGCAGAAGGACCGCATCGAGGTCGACAGCTGGGCCTGGGGACGGGGGATGGAAAGCTGGCTCGTCGATCATGTGGTCATCCCGGGCGGGCCTGACGATCCGGCCGCCTGGGACAAGCTGGCCGCCCTCCTCGGCCGGTCCTGGCAGCACGCGAACGGCGCCTTCATCACCGTGGCGCGGCTCGGCATCGACACGGGCTACGAGGCCGCGGCCGTCTATGCCTGGTCGCGGAAACTGAGCTTCGAGCAGGTGGCACCCCTGAAAGGCCTCGAAGGGTTCAACCGCGCCGCGCCGGTCTCGGGCCCGACCTTCGTCGACGCGACCTTGGCTGGCCGCCGCCTGCGCCGCGGCGCCCGGCTGTGGTCGGTGGCCACGGCCACGTTCAAGACGGAAACTTACCGGTTTCTGCGGATCGAGCGGCCGAGTGACGAAGACCGGACTGCCGGTGTGACTGATGCCCCCGGCACCATCCACCTACCCGGCTGGGCGGACACCGAATGGCTGAAGCAGCTGGTGGCCGAACAGCTGGTGACGATCCGCAACAAGCGCGGCTTTGCCCGGCAGGAATGGCAGAAGATGCGCGAGCGGAACGAGGCGCTGGATTGCCGGGTCTATGCCCGTGCCGCGGCCTGGATCCTCGGTGCCGACCGCTGGGACGAGGCTACCTGGCGGCGGCTCGAGGCGCAGGCCGGGGTGGAGACCCGGATGCCCGCTGCCGTGCCGACCGAACCCCGGACGCCCGACCCGGCCCAGCCCAGGGCCGGAACCCTGACCACGCCGCGGCGCAAACGCCGGACTTATACGCCGAACTTCATGAGGGACTGATGGATCTCGACCGGATGCGGGTGCTGCTCACCGCGCTGCAGGAGGCGCGCTACGCGGGGCTGCGCAGCGTCAGCTATGACGGCAAGACCGTGACCTACGGCTCGGACGCCGAACTCGCCGCCGCCATCCGCGATCTCGAGATCCGCATCGCAGCCCTCGGCGGCACCCCAGCGCGCCGGCGTCGCTGGGGCACGGTCGCGACCAAGGGCCTGTGACCATGGTGTTCGACGCCTTCCGCGCCCGGCTTGGATCGATCATCGGCGGGTTTGACGCGGCGCAGTCGCACCGCCGGATGCGTGGCTTCCGCGCCAGTCGGGCGCATGTCAACACGCTGATCGCGGCCTCCGGCGAAACCATCACCGCCCGGGCCCGCTGGCTGGTCCGGAACAACGGCTATGCCGCGAATGCGGTCGACGCCTTTGCGAACCATGTCGTCGGTGACGGGATCAAGCCCTCGTCGAAAATCGCCGATCCCGGCAAGAAGGAGGAGCTTCAGAAGCTCTGGCTTGCCTGGACCGACGAGGCGGATGCCGAGGGTCTGACCGACTTCTTCGGTCTGCAGCGCCGGGCGGCCCGCGAGGTGTTTCTGGCGGGTGAGGTCTTCCTGCGCATCCGTACCCGGCGGCCCGAAGATGGGCTCACCGTGCCGATGCAGCTGCAGATGCTGCCCTCGGAAATGCTGCCCCTCGATCTGAACCGCGCCCTGCCCGGCGCGGGGTCGATCCGAGCCGGCATCGAGTTCGATGGCATCGGCCGCCGCACCGCCTATCACTTCCTCCGCCGTCATCCGGGCGACCTGACCGATCCGGGGCTTTCCGGCGAGACCGTCCGGGTTCCGGCCTCCGAGGTGATCCACATCCTCGACCCTGTGGAGGCCGGCCAGCTCAGGGGCGTGTCGCGCTTCGCAGCCGCCATCGTCAAACTCTTCACCCTCGATCTCTATGGCGACGCCGAGCTCGAGCGGAAAAAGACCGCGGCGATGTTTGCGATGTTCATCACCTCGCCCGCCCCGGAGACCGCGCTCGACCCGGCCGAGGAGGATCTCGAGGTCGAGCCGGGCCAGGTGGTCCGCCTCGATCCGGGCGAGGATGTCACCACGCCGGCGACGCCGGATTCCGGCTCGACCTACGAGCCCTTCCAGTACCGCACACTCCTGCAGATCGGTGCGGCTTTGGGCGTGCCCTATGGGTATCTGACCGGCGACACCGCGCGGGGCAACTTCTCGAACACGCGGATTGCGTTGGTCGACTTCCGCCGCCGCATCTCGGCCGTCCAGCATTCGGTCATGGTCTACCAGCTCTGCCGGGCGGTCTGGACGCGCTGGATGGATGTCGCGGTGCTGGCGGGCGCGCTCGACCTGCCCGGTTACGCCAAGGACCGGCGCGCCTGTCTCGTCTGCGACTGGTTGCCGACAAAATGGGACTGGATCGACCCGGCCAAGGACGCATCGGCCGAGATCCTGCAGATCGAGGCGGGGCTGAAGTCCCGCAGCCAGGCGATCTCCGAGCGCGGCTTTGATGCCGAGCAGGTCGACCGGGAGATCGCCGCGGAACGGAGGCGCGAGGCGGCGCTTGGCCTCGACTTCCGGCGGCCGGGATCGCCGGCGAAGGGCGCGGGACAGGCGGCCGCGGGCGAGAAGCCGGCCAGCACAGCAGAAGAATCCGACCCGGCCGAAGAAACCGACGAGGAAGATGACGAGGAACGGGAGCCGCGTCCCGGGGAGGAGACCTGATGCACCACGCCCAGATTGCCCAGCGGGTCTTCAACACACCCCTCATGGTCGAGCCCGCCAAGGCGCTGGCCTTTCTCGCCGGCCTCGGGCCCCGGATTACCGGGTCCGGGATCAGCGTCGCGGGAGTTGAGACCGCGGCTGCGGACCAGGTTATCGCCACCCGCCCCGCCCGCGCCTCGCTCTTCGGCGGCGACCTGACGCGCCGCGACGCGCGAAACGACAGCCAGCCCTTCGCGGTCACCGACGGGATCGCGGTGATCGAAATCGCCGGCACCCTCGTCCATCGCGGCGCCTGGATCGGCCAGTCCTCGGGCCTGACCTCCTATGAGGGTCTCGCGGCGCAGCTGCAGGCGGCCCTCTCCGATCCGGCGATCCGCGGTATCGCCCTCGACATCGACAGCTTCGGCGGCGAGGTGGCCGGCGCCTTTGACCTTGCCGACCGCATTCGGGCCGCGCGGCAGGTCAAACCCGTGCAGGCCTTCGTCGCCGAACACGCGCTCTCGGCCGGCTATGCGCTCGCCTCTCAGGCCGACCGCATCATCCTGCCCCGCACCGGTGCCGTCGGCAGCATCGGGGTCCTCGCGATCCACAGCGACCGGAGCGCGGCGCTCGACCGGGAGGGCGTGGCGGTGAGCCTCATCCATGCTGGCGCCCACAAGATCGACGCCAATCCCTATGCGCCGCTCCCCGAGCCCGTGCGCGGGCGGATCCAGCGCGAGCTCGAGATCGTCCGCTTCCTCTTCGCCGAGACCGTCGCCGCGGGGCGCGGGCCCCGCCTGAGCCAGGCGGCCGCGCTCGCGACTGAGGCCGCGGTCTTCCACGGCGCCGAGGCCGTGGCCGTCGGTCTCGCTGACGAACTGGCCGATCCCGTCACCGCCTTCCGCGCCTTCGCCGCCGCGTCCCGCGGCATCACCCCCAGCCCCAGAAAGGGTCCCCTGATGACCACCAGCCCCGCCGAGCCTCTGACCGAAACGCTGGCTGAAACGCCGCCCACCACCCCGGCGGTGGCGCTGCCGCTTCCGACGGCACCGGCCGCGATTGCACCGACCGAGACTGCACCTACCGCGGCCGCCGCCCCCAAGCCTGCACCGGCACCGGAACAAACCCCCATCGCGGCGGGCACATCAGCATCAGCGCAAGCGGCCCCCACACCCGAGGCCAGACCCGGGAATACATGGAGATGAACGCGCTCCGCGGCATCGTGAAGGACGGTGCCGGCACCACGCTCTACAACTACTTCACCGAGTTCGGGCTCGAGCAGATCGCCGTCGACTTCGTCTTCGGAACCGCCGGGACCAGTATCCAGTCCAAGGTCCGCACGGTGCTGCGCGCGATCGAGGACAACCTTCTCGGCGAGACGATGACACCCGCGCCGACGTTACGCGCCAACCACGACAAGGCAAGATCATGATCCGTCTCAACCTCTCTGCTGTGCCTTCCTGGCACACACTCCTGCCCGGGCTGAAACTGCAGCTCCTGCCGCTGACCACCGCGCTGATGGTGGCGACGCGCGCCGATCCGGCCGTCGAGGCCCTGCCCGAGACGGCCTCCGACGAGGAACGCGCGGTGGCCTTCGCCAAGGCGCTGGCGCGCCGGGCGATTCTCGCCTGGGAAGGCATCGGTGATGCCGACGGCAACGCGATCGAGCCGAGTTACGGGGCGATCAACGCGGCTCTAGACATCTGGCCGATCTTCGAGGCCTTCCAGCTGACCTATGTCTCGAAGGGCCTGCTGCTGGAACAGGAAAAAAACGTCTCCGCGCCCTCGCCGAGTGGTCCTTCGGCGGGGGCGACCGCTACTGCGACGCCTGCCAGGGGCCGTGCCCGGACTGCCCGTCACGGCTGAACCGACCGCTTACGCTCGAGGGCTGGCAGGTCTGGGATCTGGTCGGCCGTCTCGGTGGCCAGCTCCGTGTGCTGCCCGGGGCGGTCATCGGCTGGGACATGGGCGCGGCGCTGTCCATGGCGCAGGCGCTGGGCGTGCCAGCCGTTGCGGCGGCCGAGCTTCTGCCCGTCCTCGAGGCGGTGATGGTCGCGAAGCTCAACGAACAAATGGCGGCATCGGGTGCGGGATCCTTCAGCTCCTGACCTTCTCGATCAGCGTCACCCCGGGCAGGCCTTCGAAATGACTGTCACAGGTCAGGAGCGTGGCGCCCCGGGCCCGCGCCGTCGCGAAGATGATCGCGTCGGCCGTGGCAAGCCGGTGCTCGCGGCAGGCCTCGGCGGCGCCGAGCGCGATCGCGGTGTCGAGCTCCACGACTTGGCAGACCTGGGTGAAGGCGATGACCTGGTCGGCCTTGTCCTCGCCGACCTCGCGGGTGAGCCATTTGGCGAGTTCGAGCTGCACCATGGTCGGCACCAGCCAGTCGGCCTGTTCGGGCAGCCGGTCAGCGATCTGCTCGCCGGTCGCGGAACCGATGAGCCATTCGATCCAGGCCGAGGTGTCGACGAGGATCATCAGACGCGGTCCGAGCGGTCGCGGTAGTCGTCCGCCTTAGCGCCCTTCGCGAGCCCCTTCAGGCTCTGCCGCTTCGGGACGGGAACCAGGAGCACGCCCGTGCCCTTCGGAATGAAGGCGAAGGTGAGCCCCGCCTCCCAGTGCTGGGCGGTGCGGATCGCCTTCGGGATCGAGATCTGGAACTTCGTGGACAGGGTCGCGGTCTCGGCCATGTTCATACGCCTCAATGATCGATAGGCAAAACGTAAGACGCCATTGCGGTGAATGCAAGGAGCCTGACCATGGCTGAAAAACGCGTCTCCGTTCGCCTCGCCGCGGTGGGTGGCCGCCAGGTCCGCGCCGAGCTCGAAGGTGTCGGCGAGGCCGGCGCCCGCGGCTTTGGCCGGTTGGGGCGCGAGATGGAGGCGGCGAACGCCCGGCTTGCGGCTTTCTCACGACGGGTCGGCATCGCCGCGGCTGCCGCGGTGGCCGCTGCCACGGCGGCTGGCGTCGCGATGGTGCGCTCGGGGCTCGCGAGCGTCGACGCGCAGGCCAAGCTCGCGCAGTCGCTCAGTACCACGGTGGCCTCGATCCAGACCCTGGAGCGCGCCGGGGAACTCGCGGGCGTGTCGATGTCCGGCATCGAACAGGCGACCAAGGATCTCACGCGCCGCCTGAGCCAGGCGGCCTCGGGCACAGGTCCCGCGGCGGACGCGCTCAAGCGGCTCGGGCTCTCGGCGGCGGAGCTGATCGCCCTGCCGCTCGATGCGCGGGTCGGTGCGATCAACGCGGCGATCGAGGCCTTCGTGCCCGTAGCCGAGCGCGCCGCCGTCGCGGGCCAGCTCTTCGGCGAGGAGGGTTCGATCGCCATGAGCCGGATCGACAGCGCCACCCTACGCCAGGCGACGGAGGACGTGCGCGCCTTTGGCGTCGTGGTCTCGGAAGCCGATGCCGAGCAGATCGAGCGGACGAATGACGCGATCTCTCGGCTGGGGCTGATCTGGAAGGGCCTCGCGTACCAGCTCGCTGTCGCCGCGGCGCCGGCGCTCGAAGCGGTGGCGAACGCGATGGCGGTCGTCGCCAGCCGCAGCGGCCCGCTCGGGATGGCGATCCGCGGGCTCTTCGACCAGGTCGGGCGCCTGGCGGCCTATGCCGCGAGCTTCGCCACCTTCCTTGCCGGACGCTGGGTCGCGGGTCTTGCGGTGGCCGCGCTCTCGGTGCGCGGGCTCGCCACCGCGCTCGTGGTTCTGCGCAGTGCACTCATCCGCACCGGCATCGGGGCGCTGATCGTCGGTGCGGGGGAGCTCGTCTACCAGTTCGGCCGGTTGGTTGCCGGTGCGGGTGGCTTCGGCAATGCAATGGCGCTTCTCGGCGATCTTGTGAGCGAGGTCTGGTCGCGGGTCGGGCTCGCGCTCGATGCGGCGCTGGCCCACATGGCCGCCGGCTGGGATGGGCTGAAGGCCGCAGCCTTCGCGACGCTCGACGGTGCCATTGCCGGTGTCTTCACCTTCGGCGATCGCAGCGCGGCCATCTTCCAGGGCGCGTTTGACGGTGCCGTGGCGATCTGGACCCGGCTCCCCACCGCGATCGGCGACTTCGCCTATGGGGCGGCCAATGGGCTGATCTCCGGCGTCGAGGCGATGCTGAACGGTGTCGTCACACGGATCAACCGCTTCATCGAGGGGCTCAATGCCGCGCTGGCGCTGCTGCCGGACTGGGCGGTGGGCGAAGGCGGGGTGCGGATCGGCACGCTGGACGCCGTCGATCTCGGCCGCATCGACAACCCCTTCGCGGGCGCCGCAACGGCGGCCGGCACGGCGGCGGCCGAGGCCTTAGCGGCAGCGCTCGAACAGACCTATATCGCGCCGCCGGATCTCTTCGGCGGATTGGAAGACGAAGCCCGGGCCCGGGCCGAGGGCTATCGCGAAGCCGCCGGCATCCTGGCCGAGGCCGCTACCCGGCCGCTCGCGAGCTGGCAGGCCCTGACGGCGGCGATCAACGCCGGCGGCACTGGCGCCAAAGAGGCGCTTGCCGCGACCGGCACCGCCGCGGATGAGGTGACGGAGGCTTTCGATGCGGCCGGTCGCGCGGCGGCGGGTGCCGGGGCTTCCGCGAAATCCGCAGCAGAGGCAGCCGCCACGGGCTGGCGGGCCGTCACCGACTCGCTCGCCGCTTACGCTAAGGAGGCGATGGACTGGGGCAAGGGGCTCGGTGAGACACTGACCGGTGCCTTCCGCTCGGCCGAGGGCGCCTTCCGGACCTTCGTCACCACCGGCAAGCTCGACTTCAAGGGGCTCGTCGCCTCGATGCTTGCCGATCTCGCGACGCTGGCGTTCCGGAACTCGGTGCTGGGGCCGCTCGCCGGCTGGCTCTCGGGCGCCTTCGGCGGGATCTTCGCGCCGGTCCATCATGCCGGCGGCATGGTCGGATCGCCGGGCCCCGGACGCAGGGTGCCGGCACTCGTCTTCGCCGGCGCGCCGCGGCTCCATGCCGGCGGCTGGGCCGGGCTCCGCCCTGACGAGGTGCCGGCGATCCTGCAGCGCGGCGAGCGGGTGCTGTCGCGGGCCGAAGTGGCACGCGGGCTCGGATCGGGCGCCGGCAGCGGCGGCGTCAGCATCAGCATCGATGCCCGCGGCGCGCAGGCAGGCGTCGCCGAAGCGATCGACGCCAAGCTGCGCGCCGCGATCCCCGAGATCGCCCGGCTCGCGAAAGCCAGCGTCGCCGATGGCCGGCGCCGCGGCCAGGCGCTTTGAGACTAACGGACTGGAACCATGATCCCCGAACTGCCGCTGACGCTCGTCACCCGTCTCGAGCGCCGTCTCGTCACCGCCACGGCGGTCGCCACCTCGCCCTTCACCGGCACCGAACAGGTCCAGGACTGGGGCGGTGAATGGTGGGACTACACGATCGAGATCGCGCAGCGCCCCGGCCGCGACGGCCGCCGGCTCTCGGCCTTCTTCGCGGCGCTCGGCGGAATGCGCGGGTGCTTCCTCTTCCGCGACCCCTCGGTGCTGCAGGCGGGGAGCTTCGGTGCGCCGGTGGTCGCTGGCGGGTTCCAGAGCGGCAATGCGCTGATGACCGAAGGCTGGGTGCCGTCCCTGCCCACGCTCCGGACCGGCGATCTCATCTCGCTTGGAACGGATGATGCGACGCGGCTCCACCAGCTCACCGCCGATGTGCTGCCGGATTATTCCGGCCGTGCCACGCTTCAGCTGGTGCCGCGGCTTCGCGCCGCGCCCGGTGATGGCGATCCCATCGAGATCGTGGCCCCGGCGGCGCTTCTGCGCCTCACCGCCCCGGTGCCGAGCCTGATTACCCGCGCCGACCTGTTCCGTTTCAGCCTGACCGCAAGAGAGGCGCTATGAGCCGCAATCTCACGCCTGACTTCGCCGCGGCCCTCGCCGACCGCACCCTGCGGCCGGTCATCTTCTTCGGCTCACCTCCGCCAGTCCCGATTACAACCTGCTGCTCACAAGGCTGCGCATCCATGCCGAAGAGGTTCCCTGATGGTCGACTACAATCTCGCCAACCAGTCCGGCGCGCAGTTCCGCGCCGAGCTGAACCTGATCCTGGCCGCGCTCCAGTCCTGCGCTTACGGGGTCACGGCGCCGGCCACGACCACGGCCGGACAGCTCTGGGTCGATGCCGCCGGCACTGACCCGGTGCTGCGGATCCGCGATGCGCTGAACGCGGGCTGGATCGCCATTGGAACACTCGGGCCTGCGGGCTTCGAGCTTGCCGGCTCCTCGGCCGCGGGGCGGGCGCTCCTCGCGGCGGCAACGGCGGCGGCGCAGCGGACCGCGCTCGGGCTCGGCGCCGGTGCCACGCTTCCGCTCGCAAGCGCGGCCGAAGCGCAGGCGGGCACCAGCAACACGGTGCTGATGACGCCGCTGCTTGTGGCCGAGGCGATCGCGGCCCTGGCCGCCGGCGCCTCCGATCTGCTCGCCTCCGCCATGGCGGCGACGGTGGCGGAGAGTACGGTGGTCCTCAAGCACTGTTCGGGTGGCAACGCCACCTCGACGATCTCGCTCTCGAAGGCCGGCGGCGGCACGCTCTACCAGCACATGCTCGGCGAGACCGCGCTCACCGCGACGCGGTCCTGTGGTCTGCGCATCGCCTTCGAACAGGCGCGGGGCAATTCTTACGGCACCCAGTATGCGGCGGTGATGCGCGATGACACCGTGCTGCAGGAATGGAGCACGACGAGCACCAGCTTCGTCGCCCGCAGTCTCGACGTGACGCTCGCGGCCGGGCAGACGCTCTCGATCCGCCTCGGTGCCACCGGCGCCGCTGCGGGCCAGGAGGCGACGCCCTACACCGGCATCTCGCTCATCCGCAATGTCCGCTACCTCGCCGATCAACACTCACTCATCGGGATCTGACCCATGCTGGCCGAATGGCGCAACGCCCAACAGACCATCCTTGCCCTCATCGACGAAGGCTCGGGCCATGTCGTGATCGCCGAGCCCGGCCATCCGCTTTGGGATACGCATGCCGGTCGCAGCGACATCGCGGCCTACGCACCGCCGGTTGCCCCCGAGCCCACGCCGGAAGAGATCCGCGCCGCCCTGCCGCCGCTTTCGCGCCGCCAGGTCTTCATCGCGCTGCACCGGCTCGGGCTGATCACGGCCGAGGAGGCGGTGGCGGCGGCGGCGACCGGCGCGGTGCCGGCCGCGCTCGAGCCGGTCTTCGCAGGCCTCCCCGAGCCCGAGGCGACCGATGCCCGGGTGACCTTCGCGGCCTTCCAGGTCGCCTACCGGCTCGATCCGCTCACCACGATGATCGCCACCGCCGGCGGGCTCGATGACGACGCCATTGATGCGATCTGGACCGGCTTCGGCGCCGTGTGACGTTCCTTCCCCCTGATCAGCCTCGGGATCCTCTCCATGTCCGAGCAGCCGTCCTTCCTCCAGTCGCTGGCCCAGGTCTTCCGTGACCATGGCGCGACCGCGGCGTTCACCGCGATGATCGGCGGGGCGCTGGCGCTCGCGGCCAGTGTCACCCGCAAGGCCTTCACCAGCGAGGCGATGCTCGACCGGCTCGAGCGCGAGCTCGCCGTCGAGCGGGCCCGGGCCGAGCACCAGCGTGCCGAGGACCGCGCCGCCGATGCCGCGCGGCTCGAGCGCATCGAGATCGATCTCCGCGCCGTCCGCGACCTCCTCTTCGAGGCCGTCCAGCGCGGCCGTGCCGACTGATCCGACCCCATCGAAGCCACCCCACCCGGCCCGCCGCTCCGGCGGGCTTTCTGCATCCAAGGAGATCCTCATGACGACCACCACCTACCGCCACTGGCGTGACGTGCCGGAGGGGGCCTGGCGCTGGCCAGACTTCTCGCCGGCCGAAATCGCCTGCCGTGGAACCGGGAAACTGCTCGTGAACGAGACCGCGCTTGACCGACTGCAGGCTCTCCGAGACCGGCTGGGCAAACCGCTGATCGTCCGCTCGGCCTACAGGAGCCCTGAGCACAACCGCGCCGTCGGCGGCGCCCCGGCCTCGAAGCACATGGCCGGCACCGCCTTCGACATCGCCATGGCGAACCACGATCCCGTGGCCTTCGAGGCGGCGGCGCGGGCGGTGGGGTTCCTCGGCTTCCGCTTCTATCCCCGCTCGGGCTTCCTGCACATCGATCTCGGACCCGCCCGGTCCTGGGGTGAGCCCTTCCCAGCGCGGGCAGTCCCGTTTGCCCCCGAGGCGCCGCCGGCGCGCGAGGTCCTGGCGGAGAGCCGGACCCTGAAAGGCGGAGGGGCCGCGGGTGTGGCGACGCTGGGGGCCGCCGGGGTGGAGGTCGCGCAGGAGGTGCTGACCGAGACGCAATCGGCAATCCTGCCGCTGGTTCCGTATCTCGATACACTGCGATGGGTGTTCATCGCGGTCGCCCTCGCGGGTATCGCGGTGGCGATCCATGCGCGGGTCGACGACTGGAAGCGGGGGCGGCGGTGATCGGCGGGCTCGTGCGGATCCTCGCGGGCGGCCTGGCGCGCAGGGCGCTGGGTGTGATCCTTTCGGCGGTCGCCGTCCAGATGTTCCTGATGAACCTGCGCCGCATCGGGGAACGTGCCGGGCGGCTCGCTGAACGACTGGAAATCCTGGAGAGAAGTGATGCCATCCAGCGCCAGATGCTCGAGGCGGCCGGCCGCCGCCCTCATGATCGCGATGCTCTGGCTCGGCGGTTGCGCGACGGGCGGTTCTGACGGGCGCGCACCTAGGATCTGCCCACCGATCGTCGAGTACAGCCGCGAGGCTCAGCCGCGGGCGATCGATGAGCTGGCCCTGATGCCCGAGGACACAGCAATCGTGGAGATGCTGAGTGACTACGCCGTGATGCGAGAACAGTCTCGGGCCTGTATGGGGTAGTTCATTTCTGCCGCAAGAGGAACAAGACCAGCCGGGGTCATGCCGAAAGCGGCGCACGCGCGATTATCCGCCGCGCTGGTCCGGTCTTCCTCGCTGCACACCTTCAAAGCGCTGCGCGATGAACCCCGCTGCCTGAACAAAGGGTGGATCGATGCGGAAATTCCTTTCCCAAAATGGGCAAGATGTTGCTCCCTTCGGGATGCGGCTGGACAACTCGCGCGCGATCCCAGAAGTTGGCAGCGTAGGGATATTGACACCGACAAAGCTCGAGCAAGCCGCATTGGCGACCCTCAGCCTGACGCTGCATGACGGCGCCCGGGTCTGGAAGGGGCTCGACTGGGCGATCACCGATCGGCGGTTCAAAAAGGCGGCCGATTGGGGAACGACATGCTGGCTCATCGGTGAAAGCTAA